TTCAACAACAGTATTATATGCACCCGTCTGAATGATATGACGAACAGCAGTAATCAAATATTTACCAGAATAATATTTATCAACTACTTTAGGATCTTTCTCTGAAGCAGGATCTTGTGATAGCATGTTAAAATTTATTGTCATTCCTACGGTCAAGTTAGGATCTCCAGCAACATATAATTTCATTCGAGTGTAGTTTGTCAATGCTAATTGAGATTTTCTTTGAGAAAAGATTGTCTCTACAAAAGCATCTTTAGTTACAGATTCTGGTCTTTTTTTAATATAATCAACTTTTGATTGATTTTTATTCGTTGTCGTTAGTTTATAGCAGCCTTCTGGTGTATCATACACAGTTTGACCAAAACGATTTTGTAGATTATTAACAATTGGATTTGAATTTAATGTTTTTGCTTTGTTATGGTAGTCCATATAATTAAAATCTGTTATTTCATATCTACGAAGCAAAGTATCAATAGTCAATAACCGATTAGCAAACATACCAGAAGATATACCTTCTATAATATTAAATGAGTCAATCAATTCATATCCTAAAACATTAAACATTTCTGAACTACCTGGATCACCATAATCTTCAGTCTTTATGTTTTTAGGACGGTAGTGATAGGTTTGATAGGGTCTTTTTTTAAATAGAGACTGTAGAGAAGAAAAATTATATCCTTCTGCGTTCTCAAAAAATAACATATCAGCACCAACATTGCCATACTCTCCAGGTAGTGCATATCTTGCTAACCAATTGATTGCTTCAAATGGTTTAAAGTTTGGAACGATTATGCTATAAATTCCTTTAGTTAATTCTATATTTCTTAAATTGTATTTGTGTTCTGGTGCTTTTATATAAACAGTTAATATGTCATTGACAATATACGAAATTTGTTTGTCTACATAAGATTTACTAACTCTATATTGCTCAGAGAGAACAAACTCGTCCGAGCAAAAATATATTGCATAAGTCTCCGAATCAAATCCAGTTGATTTTTGTCTAGGTGATATTTTGTATACTCTGAATAGTTTATCTATTCGAATATTAGGATTGTCATCTTTACCAAAAGCCAGTCTTATGTATTCATTTCCATGCATTCCAAGCTTTTCAATATATCCTTGTGCATCAGAAATCATTACTTGACCAGATACCGAATTATTGTAAAGGTCTTCAAAATATGATAATTCTACCATGCTAGGTTTTAAGTCTAGCGTGATAAATTGGCCAGCTAAAAGATTAATCGCTATAAGATTATAATCTTTGGCGTAAATAACGCCTTTTGTTTTGTCTCCCCCAACAGGAGTGCTTGTCTGCCCTGGTGTTGGACTAACTAAATTTATTGCCATATTATGTCGCTAATAATGATTTCAGTTTATCTTCCATGTCATCAGCATAGGTCTCATTGATGATTCTCGTTTCTCTTTTTGCTTCATTGGATTCTAATTCATAATCATATATGGTTTTTGTTTGACGAGACTGAGTAACTTTGGTGTAGCTGCCTGAAGGAAAATATCTTGTAGTTATTAAATTTACGGGTAAGTTTGCATAAGTTTCTTGATCTACAATAAAAGCATTCGTTGTTGTGATATTAGAATTTGAATCATATGTTAATACTAGTTTCTCATAATATTTTATTGTAGATTGTGTATATGCAATAACAGTTTGGTTGTTAGAGTTTGCTGCTGCTTTATATTTGTCATCAAGAAACGATTGGAAATTTCTTTGAGATAGAGGTAGGTCCCATTGTGGATCAATAACTTCATTTCCATATAAGAATATCCAATAACGATATGGGTTATTGTAATATTTTGTTGCTATAATCTCTGGTGTGTCACCATCTTGCATAGCATAGGTATAGTATAGCAGAGGATTGTCTAGCAAATTTGGAACAATATTAACTCTGGCCAATAAGTTGGTTGCTAGAGTTGCTGTACCCGCGCCATCCGAATTAATTAATTTTGGAAAATTAGAAAAGTATTTCATTATCTAACATCTCCTTTTTCCATTCGAGTTCTATCAAGAATTTCGATTTCTTTAAACGATAAGTTTAGTCTAGTTTGAACCGGTGCACCACCAGAGTATGCTGCCCAACCATTAGGAGCATAATCAACAGAAACATCTTCTAGAACACACTGGCCCACCTTATATAATCTATCGTTTTCTATTCCAGTTGCCGCTCCTCCTTTGCCAGTAATTGCATTTCCTAACGGAATATTAGGAATAATACTATTACCTGCTTTCTGTAGCATATTAGTTAATCCAGAAATACCACCAGATTTCGCCATCAAAAATTTCATAGTAAAAACAGAAGGAGGAGTAAAATACATACCACCTTTACCCTGAATTCTAGGAGACGATGCATATATGAATGTATTAACTATTGCAGAAACTTGATCAGATTCTTCTTTTGATTTTGGAGTAAATAAGAACTCCATAGTAAAAGTTCTAAATCCTACACCTTTGTAGATTAATTGTAACTGAGGATTGATTGCTTTACCTAGAGCTTGTAATCCTAAATCTGTAAGATTGGTGTTAAACTGCCTATCTGCTAGCCTTAGTGCTCCTTCAGGACCATACTCTTTTAAGTTATTCGTAATGGTATTTTTTATTTCATCAGTATTTCCTTTACCTGCGAGCAAATCTTCAACTATTGATCCTATGGCACCAGCAACTCTATTCATACTATTAGTTGCATCCATTAAAGTCAAGTCACTATATTCAGCATGATAATTCATAGATAGAGTATCAGGCATGTACAACGAGATACTTGTTTTTGTTTCTATTTTTTCTGTTTGCAAATATGCATTTAAATTTGTTGCAAGGTCTGTGACTTTTAATGTGGCCGAGCTTAATTCTCCTGCACCTTTTTGTGCCTGCGCTTTGGCTGCCTCAGCATTACCAGATCCAAACAAACTACCAACACCTTTTGCCGCTCCGGCCGCTACATTATATGCACCACTGGCCGTATCTATCGCAATCCCTTCGGCACTATTTTCTATTTGTGTAACAAACTTAGATGGAAGAACTTCTGAAATAGTAAATTGTACGATATGCATTCTTGAAGGATCATTACCCAAATCTGCTGGATATTGATACATATTTGCTCCAGGTTTTTTTCCAAATAGCTTTTCGAGAGGACCTTTGAGAACACCAGTCAAGCTACCTGTTGAGATTCCACCTATCTGATTGATAATAGCCATGAGTTGAATATATAATACGATTAACGTTAATGATTATATTTATATGGCATACTCTGGAAGATTCAAACCATCAAACCCACAAAAGTACATAGGCGACTACAATAATATCATCTACCGGTCATCGTGGGAATGCAAAGTGATGAACTGGCTTGACAAAAATTCTGAAATATTGCAATGGGGTTCTGAAGAACTCGTCATACCATACAAATCACCAGTTGATGGAAAATTCCATAGATATTTTCCAGACTTCACAGTAAAAACAAAAAACAAAACAATGGTTATTGAAATCAAACCAGAACGAGAGAAGAACGAACCTAAACCTCGCAGTAGAGTCACAAAGCAATACATTCAAGAAGTTGCTACTTACGGCATCAATCAAGCCAAATGGAAAGCAGCAGACGAATATTGTTTAGATAGAGGTTGGGAGTTCAAAGTGTTGACCGAGAAAGACTTAGGAATATGAGATAAATAGTATATGGCCTCCAAACTAACAACTATAGCACAACAAAGAACCAACCTCGATTATGAGATGTTGTCGAGAAAGAGTGTAAACTGGTTACAGCAAAAAGTAGCAAATGTTCGTAATCCTGCTCGACTTGCTAAAGAGATATCTCAAGAGCAAAGTAGAAAACAAAGATTTGTCATGAGAGGACATTTGTATTTTTACCACTATGATCCAAAATATGCAGATACTTTGCCATATTATGATATTTTTCCTCTCACTTTAGTATTAGAAAAATATTCTGATGGATTTCTTGGATTAAATCTACATTACTTACCAGTTATGCTTCGTGCAGCATTTTTGGATAAGTTACTTGACTATGCCACTTATGATGATGAAGGCGTAGACAGGCTCAGAGTGACATATGACATTCTGACTGCAACTAAACGATTAAAGGCGTTTGAGCCTTGTTTGAAGCGTTATTTGTATGGGCAAATGGGAACTCTCCCACTAAAAGTTGAACCTAGCGAGTGGGAAACAGCATTATTTTTGCCAGTGGAAAGATTCCAAAAAGCAAGAAAGCAAAAAGTTTTCAAAGAGTCTATAGAACAAATAAAGGAAAAGTAAATGCCGTCATTAAGAGAGTTCACTGCCAGTTTTAAGACTGACTTTGCCAGACCAGCTAGGTTTGATGTAGAAATTCCAGTACCACTAAAACTTGTGGCATATTTAAACACGGCAAAACAATTGACATTACGATGTGAGAATGCTGAATTTCCCGGTAAGACTTTAGCTACCACAGACAGAAGAATTTATGGTCCTAGTGAAAAACAACCATATCTGACTACTTTTAGTGATTCCACCTTTACTTTCATCTTGAGTGATGATATGAGAGAAAAAAGACTTTTTGATGCATGGATGGATTTAATTAATCCAAAAAGCACCTTTGATATGAACTACAAAGGCGACTATGCTACACCAATTACAATCAATCAGTATGATGTAACAAATAAATTGTCGTACTCAGTTACCTTAATTGACGCATTTCCAGTTTCAGTAAATCAATTAGACTTAGATTGGAGCAACGACAGTACTCATCACAGACTGTCAGTAACATTTGCATATCACACTTATGAAGGCAATTCTATTCAGAGTCTTGCACAAGACCTTATCAACGCAGGAATCTCGACCGGAGTTGATATTGCAACAGAATCACTTTCAAAATTTAATTTTAAATCACCATTCAATCCACTTACTCCAGACACTAGCGGCAGCGTTTACGACATGAAAACTATTGCCAAAGGTTTTGAAGCTAAAAAATAATAATTAAGGAGTTACAAATGTTACCAAAAATTGACACACCAATCTATGAACTGGATTTGCCTCTGTCAGGAAAACGCATTCGCTTCAGACCGTTTTTAGTAAAAGAACAAAGAAAT